TGAAAGCCAAAGCTGTGTCTGGTGTTGCCATAGCTGTCCACATAGCCTCACATAAAGAGCTTGCAGCTCCCCAGTCAGCTAGCATTTCAACAGCTAGTGTGCCTGATGTGTCAATGGTCTTTCGGACTTTGCCGTCAAGTGTTTGATAAGTTTCGCGTTGTACGTCTGTTGTAAGTGTAACGCTAGTGGCTTGAGCATCATACGCTTTAGAGTCAATGGTCAAAGCCAAATCGCGTCCAGTAATTACTGTAGGCATTTGTTCTCCTTAATTAGTTTGTTCATAGTAGGTGCTGACGTTTATATCTGCCACTAGCAAATTGCTTACGCCAACTTGAGTTACAGTAGGTCTTTCAACCGTCCCAATAACCCATCCAGCTGGAATAACAGCTAGAATTTGAAGTATTAGCTTCTCTATATTATCAAGAGAGCCTGTGTTGTTGTTATATGCAACCCCAACTGTGATTGTGTAATTTAATTGAGCTTTGATTGCCGCCTTGTTAATCAAAGTCAATTCCATGTAAGGGGATGAAGGTACAAAGGTAGCAAAAGGCACTACAGGATTTTCAGGCACATTAGCGTAGACGTTAGCTGTGACAGAAGCCAAAGCTGTAGCTAAAGCCTGACGGACGTTAACTTCAATAGATGAAGCGGTCATCCAATCATGCTTTCTACGTCAATGAAAGGTCCTAGCAAGCCTGAGACGCGATTGAATAAACTTCTCCCGAGACGGAAAGGCGCAGGACTAAAATCAACGCCTTCTGTTTGTCCACCCGGAGCATTACGAGAAGCAAATATTTCTACAGATACAGCTAAGACCGCAGCTTCTACGTTTGAGTTTCCAACATAAGTTGAAGCTCCTGAAAGAGTAGCCAAGCCGGAAGGGATAACGTTTTTCTCTAAAATATCTGCGTTTGTAATAGATGCGCTAAAAGTATAGTCAGAAAGGTTTTCATCTAATACTGTGACTGTTGTACTAAAAGGTGAACCGCAGCCTGTGACTACTACGCTTTGACCTTCTGTAAATTCGTGGATACCGACTGTGTGAAAGGTTGCGACATTATTAGTCAGCGAAACCTTGTCAATTGGTGTTGAATATTTAACAAGCATTGGAAGGATTATTCCTTCTGCCGCGTCAATTTGGTCTGTCAAAATTGCATCAGAATAGAGTGAACTAGAAACGCCAAGAACAGCGCGCAGCTCTGCAGCTGTGATAATTGTTGCCATTTCCAGTTCCTCTCTATACTGCTGGGGGAGCGAGCGGGAGCACCCGCCCCCCCATGATTAGTTGGGTGATTAAGCAACCATCCAGCGGTAAGCACCTGCGCCAAGCTTTGTAGCAACTGCGCCATAACCGTAGTATCCAACTTGTACTTGACCTGTTGAAATTAGGTTTGTCTGTAGCTGTAAGCGGCTTGACTCATACCATGTGTAAGCCTGTGGGTTAACAATAAGCATTGTGTTGTCACCAACACCTGAACCTGTTGTCAATCCGCGGTCTACGCGAAGGTTAAGACCAAGCAAGTTACCACGAACCGCTGTAGCTGTTAGTGAGCCGCCAGCGTTTTGTGGGTTGATTGTCTGTTGGAAAATTGGACGGTTTGAGCCATCCACAAGTCCCATAATTGCGCCCCATTGTTCTGGTGAAACAATGATGTTTTCTGCGAAGCCAAGTGTTCCTTTGTAAATAGAAACAGCTGCATCAGAAACGAAGTCAGCGATATTAGCAGCTGATACTGTACGGTTTCCGCCGTCTGTTCCACCTGCAATTAGAGCAGCTGATACTGCGTCATTTGTTGCCTTTGCGTAAGCAAACTCCATTTGACGTACAAGTTCAGCAAAGAAAGCTGGAGATGAACGGTCAAGAAGCTCAAGGCTAAATGTCTGTTGACCAATAAACTTTTTAACGTCAACGCTTACAAAAGCTGCGTTTTGGTCTGTTTCGGATGGTGTTCCACCTTCAGATGCGATTGCAACTGTTGGGGCAACTGTGATTTTAGGAATTTCAAAAGTCATACCTGCATCAGGTAGAGCTCCTGTTGAAATTGAGTCAATTGACGGACGGTCTGCGTTTGAGATGCCGTTGATTACTTCTGTGAGCTGACGTGTAGGGACGAGACCTGCGTTATCTGTAACGTCTGCCGCAGCTGAAACGAACATGCGTGACTCTTCTGAGCCAAGCTTTGCGCGTACTGAGTGCTCCAAGTATGAAGCCTTGTCAACAATTGGGTTGCGAACTGTTGTTTGAATAAATGGAGCTGTTGAAGCTTTCACTTCAACCTTTGCAGCCTCTACCGTTTCTGCGGCAGGAGCTTCATGAACGGTAGTGTCTGACACTTGTTCTCCTTCTGTTTCGGTTTGTGTTTCTTCCTGAGATGGCTCAGAAATCTCTGTTTCTACTGCCGCTACGCGAGCGACCTCTGCTCCGGGAATTGCGCCTGATGTGACAAGGCTGACCTCTACGAGCTTGCTTGAAGTAATAACTAAAGTACCGTCTTGGTTATCCCAAGCGTCAACTTCTACGCCTACTGAAAAATCAGAACGTAGTCCGGTTGCAGCTTCTTCTAACATATCTGACGCAAATTGTGTTTTGACTAGTTGAAAGCTAGCTGTGATACCTGTTTCATCTTGTGACCACTCTTTGAGCTTTCCAATTGGCTTTGTAATTTGGTGCTCAACTACCAGCTTAATATCTTTGCTAAAAGTAATTGAATTAGCAGCAAATTGAGTACGTCCGGCTGATGTGTTACCGGCTGCGTCCCATTGAACTATTCGTCCTGCAATTACGCGTGACTCTGTGTCTGCCGCTGTAACTGTAATTGGCATTGTTATTTTCATCGGATTAAATCCTCTTCTTCTTGGATTTGTTCAACTGACATAGCACCAATACGGTTTAAGATTTCATAAACCTGAGCTCTTTCATACGCAGAACCGCGTAAGAAATCATCCAAGTCAAACCGTACTTCTTGATTAGCTGGCACAAAGTCATTTTGTGAAAGTCTTTGCTCCAAGCTTGTTAAAAGGCTTCTAAGACTAAAATCCAAAAGTGAGCGTCGCTCCGATTGTGTGTTGGAATAAGTCATAGAAGTAGACTCAGCATTTACAAAGTAGCTCGGAAGATTGCACGCCCGGGCAAGCTCAAGTGCCACGTACTGCCTCGCTTGATTTAGCTGTAATTTTTCAGGGTCTATACCAAGAACCTGTAAATCCACATCAGCATTTAAAAAAGCTGTTGATTTTGTAATTCTTGCAGAACGCCAAGCTTCAAGAAGTTTTGAAATGCGCTCTGATGGAAGATTAGTGCCATTTGATTTTAAAACTTGCAAAGGTACAGGTTCTTTAGCGAAAGTTTCTGCGGCTTGCTCTAAAGCGTGAGCTGCGCGGATTGTGCGTCCTGCTCGGTGTAAAACACCTGTTGAGTCAAGACCATAAAATACAATAAGAGAGCCTACGCCTTGATTGGGTACAACTACACCATCAACTTGGTAGCCAATAACCTCAGTCTGCAAATGATTGAGTTTTGGTGTAACTCTGTCTGGTGCAATACGTGTCCACGCTGCAACTCTTCCGTCCTCAGCATAAACTTCTAAAACTTGACCATAAGCTATATTGTCAAGCCACAAATCTCCAACAATAGGAGCATAGATAGCTGAACCCGGGACGCGTGGGTCTGGTTGATTTATTACGCGCTTTGGTTCAATGTGTGCGCCTGTTAATTTGTTGTATTGCTCAATTGGTAAGCTGGCAATACTTCCAATAATAATTCCATAAGCTCTAGCTATCGTAGGTACAGCAAAAGCTTGAGCGCGTGTTGCATTTGACGCAGTACCAAAAAAATTAGCTGTAATATTTCCACCAGCATTAAAAGGCGCAGGTGTAGAAGCTGCGTCAACCGTAAGTAGGTTATTCTCAGCTGGTTTTGCTAAAAAGTCAAAGAGTCCCATTGAATAAATGATAGCACAAAGCCGCTAACACTATCCGACTTGGATGTCAATCTCAGTCTCAGCGCGTGTTGCAAAGTGGCTCACCATTGAAGCGGCTACAGCTGCGCAAATAATCCCAGAAGCTTTGCGTCCCATAACCCAGCCACCATCACCGCGATTAAGTCTCACCGCAGCTAGAACTTGTTTAGTGAGCTCTTCCTGCCCTGAGTGAATAAGCCTTTGAGCTGAGATAGCTGAAAGATATTCGTCGCAACTTTGTTGATATTCCGGCGTGTTGATTTCATGAATAGGGATGCCAGCTGGCACTAAACGAGAAGCTACAGAAGCAGCTGTCAAATTTGAATAAGCTACAAGGTTGGTTGGAAACTTTCTCACCCAAGGAGCTATCTCATTTGCCAAAAGCTTGTCATCTAGGTGAGTTGGGTTGTACCACGTCTGCAAGAGCGAAATCATAAACTTATTCTTGTCAAGTCTTTGGCTTGCAACCAGAGCGGCGTGTTTTCTATCTGGTGAAAGGTCTATAGCTAGCCATGTCTCTTTTTCCGGGTCAAGCTTGACATTTTCGTCTTTGCACTTCTCAAATTCTGATGGAAGCACTACAGGATTTATCATGTCAACAAATTGACACAAAACTTCTGTCCTAAATATATCTTCGCGGTCTGATAAAGCTTCTCTAATGTTTTCAATGTTGACTGTGTAGCCAAGGGACGGGTTGCTGTGTCTCCAGCCTTCTACGTCATCTATAGCTGCGCCTTGTTCAGCTGACCACTCAAACCATCCGATATTATCGGCAGCTCCAGAAGCGGCAGCTATTCCGCGTTCTCGCATTTTGATTAAAAGCTCTGACTGAGCATGACCGGCATTTGAATATAGCCATGCTTGTGGATTTGCTGAGCTCATTTGGGTATATCGCATAGAAGCCCAAAGCTCTTGTCCAGACTCTCCTGCAAATTCTCGCGCTTCGTCAATATGAATTGTGGAAGGGGCAGCAATACCACGTGCCGCTGAGTTACCAGCTCTAATTAAGTATCTAGCTCCATTGAGCCGAATTTCTTGAGAGCCTTTACTTTCAAATTTCTTTTCAAATGCAGCTAACAGCTTTGGGTTATCTTCAATAATTTGTAAAACCTTGTAGAAGATTTCAGAAGATGTAGTCAGCTTGTGAGCTGTAGCTAATTGAAGCTTCTCATCCCACAGCATCATCCCTGTGAGAATTCTGAGAGCCATGAACGTGGACTTACCCTGTTGACGGGCAATCATTAAGCCTACTATTGGATGAGCCCAGCGTCCGGTCTCTGGATGGTAGCGGTGAGCTTGAATAGCTAGCCATTGTTGCCAAGGCAGGAGCTCAAAACCGATTTCTTTACAGAAGTCAATCATTTCTTGACCCTTTGAAGGTAAATCTAAGACCGGAGAGTGTATTCGGGGCTCTGTGTAACCCTTAATAACCTCTGTGAGCCGATTAAAGCCACTTTGAGCGGTAACAGGTTCAGTCATGACCTAAACGTCCTTGTTGTGAATTTGTGAGACCGTTTCAGGGGTAAAAGAACCAAGGGGGGCATTGTCCCTT